TTGCCGATCGCGATCGTCGCCGCCGCGCCCGCCGTGGCGGAGGCGGTGATAACGCCATAGGCGAAGACGGCTCCAACGGGCAGGACGCCCAGGACGATGTCATCACCGGCGGCCTGGCCATCATACTGGATCGTGGCGCGAATGCGCTTCAGCTTCGAATTATAGGCGTTGCCAACGATCTTATCGCCGCCCTTGACGCCCAGCTTGCCGTTGGTTTCGTCGGAATAAGTCCTTGCCATGTTATGGCTCCTTTTCGAGAAATCAGGGGATCAGGCGCGGGCCGCCGAAGCGGCCCACTGGCATCAGGCCTCGCTGCAAAGGACGTAGCCGACCTTGCCTTCTTCGCTCCGGGTCGCGTCGAACTGGCGACGGGTATAGACCTGGGCGGAGAAATTCTTGGTCGGGAGCTGGTCGACGCTGGTGAACAACTCCTCCCAAAAGCCGCCCCAGATGCCCGACTTCGAATAGAAGGGCACTTTGCGGTAGCCATTGCCATCGACGGTCAAAGAGGAATTCTTGATCTTCGGATTGCCCAACTCGATATGCGCGAAGTTGAAACCGAACAGCTTGCGAACAAGGCCATTGGTGATCTCTGCACCCGTCGCGCCGTAATCCTTGTTCACGGTTTCGATCTCGGCGAGCAGATTTCCATTCTGCTTCGCCGTGATCGGCATCCACAGTTCATCTTCATCCAGATCGACGAAGTTGCCGCGCAAGATTTCATTTGCGGCGTTCAGCTTCTTGACCGTCAGGCCGACCGGGCCGCCGGCGCCCTGGTTAACCGGGACGATATTGCTGGTATCAAATGGCGTTAGGATGGTGCCCTTGCGGCCCGTCTGAGCAGTGCCGTAAATCGCCCCGATGATCTTGTTGTCCGTACCGCGATTGATCGTGGCAACACCGACCTTGGTATAGCCTCCCTCCAGATCGATGCCCGAAGCCAGCTTGTCTTCCTTGTCGACCAGGTCCGAATAGTAGATCGGATTGGGCATGGCGAGCCAACGGCCGTCATGCGGGGTATCCGAATATTTGGTATCCTCGTGCCGGGAAGTCTTTTCCTGCTCTTCCACCTCACCGAAGATATCGTCCAGCTTGACCATTTCACCCGATACCGGCTTGGTCATGATGGTTTTCAGCAGGCGGCTGTCCTTCTGCTGAAGCGACAGGCGAATATTGTTTTCGTAAGTGGTCCGATGGGTTTGAGTTACGAACTGCGACATGGGTGCCTCCGAAAAAATCGAGCGATTTTGGCGAAGGGCGTATCGGCCGAAGCCGGGCCTCTCTGGCGGTAACGTCCGCTTTGACGGGGCCTCTACTCATGCCCGCTAGTCCGGGCCGATGGATCTTGCGATCCGGTGCGGCGTATCAGACGGGCGATCGATAACGCAGCGACCGATCACCCGTCCAAGGCATCAGGAAGAGCGGCGGCGCTCCTCATCGGCGGCGACGACCTGGATCAGCATGGCCCGCCGCGCGGTGACAGTTGGATCTTTGGCAATGATCTTAGCGCGCAGATCCGCATCCTTGTTCATATTGTCCAGCTCGGTTCGTGCTTCCGCCGGCGAAACGCTGAACACCTTGGCCGATCCGCCGCCCAGCAACACATCTTCACCCATGCCGCCACCCAGACGGGCGAGCAGTCGCAACGTATCGGCCGTGCCCAGGCCGTTTTCGATCTTGCCGATCTTTTCAGCGTCAAGATCGAGCATTTTCATGGCCTTATTCGCATTGGCGATATTGGCCGTGAATTTGTCGCCCCATTCGGTTTTCACTTCCGCGACGCCCGCGCGCTTTGCCTCCGCCGCCTGGGCTTCGGCATTCTGTTGCAGCTCGACGATATGGGCGTTGAATGCTTCCGCCAGCGGCTTAAGCATCCCCGCCGGCATGCCGGATTTAAAGGCCGCGTCACGCATCTTTCCCGCGAAGGCATCGTCCAGTTCCTGCCCCTCGGGCACCGGGATTTCATAGGCATCAGCCGTGTCGGGACGGCCGATCGCCTTGTAGAAATTCTCGAATGCTTCGGGTGCGTCACCATCCTTGGGCAGGACGATCTTGTCCCCGGCGAGGAAGCGCCCCTCCAGTTCGCGGGTCGTTTTCACCAGCGTCGGAAGATCCGCATATTTCTTGTTTTCTAGCCAGGCGCGATCGGAAAGCGCGCCATCGGCCCCGGCCTGGTCGGAAAGACCGACATACCAGGGATCGCCGCCGCCCTGGCCACCATCACCCGCCCCGCCATCACCTTGACCGCCATCACCGCCGCCCTGGCCACCGTCGCCGCCGAGCAACCCGGCCGCGCCACCGTCTCCCGCACCATGATCGGGCGCGCGCATATACCGCCCAGCGCGCCGTTCCATCGGGGTCATTCCCCCAAGGCGGATGAAAATCCCCCGCTTATTCATCGATAACCTCCACAAATGGCGCGATCGCCGCGCTGTCGATTTTCAGGAAATGGAGCAGGCGGAGCAGCACTTCGCGCCGCCCCTCCAATAGGGCATGGGTTCGCGGATCGGGATGGAAGGTGGACTGATTGCCCCGACAAAAGCGATCGAGATCGGCCAGCACCTTGCGACCATGGACGGAGATGTCTCCGCTCTCATCCTGGAATACGGCCTGGTAATGCCTTGCCCGTCGCGCGTTGACGAAACGCTGGGCAAGGTTGAGCGACGCCGGGTCGATCGGTTCATGCGGCAAGGGCCGTCTCCTCGCCGCGCGCGGCCGACAGATCCTTGACCGCCGCCGCCGCCTGCTGAATTCCGGCCAGCGCCGCCTCCGCTTGTTTCGCCTGGGCACGCGCCTCGCGCTTTTCCGCGACTTTCTCAGGCGTCGACAGATAACGCGTCCGCACCGCCAGCGCCTTCGCCAGCTCGCGCGGTGCGGCTTCGGTATCGATCACGTCATAGACCTCCTCGCCGACGATCCCGGCGAGCGGCGTCAGCATCTCGACATAACGGCCGAAGCCCAGCGCCTCTTCGGCCTTCGCCGCGCGCGAAAGCGGGTTGTCATAGATCATCTTGATCCGCCCGCCCGCTTCGAAGAACACCGGCGGCGGCCGCCGGATGAAGCCCACGTCGATCAGGATATCCAGCTCGCGCTCAGTCTGGACGCCCTGCCATTCGGTTTCCTGCCGGCTCGCCATCGGCGCCAGCAACATGCCCTGCATGCGGCTGATTTCCAGCACTTCGGTCGCCGTCATCCGGTCGCGCCGCTCCAGCACGAGCGACCAGACCTTCTCCAGGAACGCATCCCGGATCGGCTCGCGCTCATTGTTGAGCATCTCGAAACCGAAGGGGAGCTGGCCACCCGTCTGCATCGGCATGACCATCGGCCTACCGTCAAAGCCGATCCCTCCAACATTGAAGCCGCCGGGCATGTTCTGGATTTGCGACAGGACGCCGTCCTCCGGCAACAGCAACGGCGGATCGACCGCCTTGTGACCGGCGCGCAGCAGCGTCTTGGCGATGGCATTGACGGTGCGGATCGAACCCAGCACCTGGATCGCGGGTGAGCGCCCATAGATCTCGCGCGGCGCGGTGACATAGCGGGAGAAGGCCATGGGCTGGCTGGTATAGCCGCCCTCCCGGATCTGGGCCTTGTCCGCGATCGAGATGTACCGGCTTTCGAAACGCATCCGGCGAAAGTCGAGACGCTCCGGATCGCGATCCACTCGCGGGCGCACCACATGCAGGATCTTGAATTTCGTATCCAGCTTGTTGTCGGCAACGGCCTTGGCGATCAAGGGCGTCAGATTGTCAGCGCCGAACTGCTGCGCGGCCTGGCGGGCGTTCAGTTCATATTCGCGGTAGATCGTATCGATCCGCCCGCGAAAATCCTCCTCTACATAGATTTCCGACAGGTGGAACGTCTTGTAGAACAAGCCGCGGCCTATCCAATGATCGACCCAGAATGGCGCGCTGCCATAGCTGCCCAGCGACCGGATGCACATATTGGCCTCCGGATCGAACCCGGCCTGGGGGGAATAGCGGGCGGCGAAGAGGCGATCGGTCGCATGCTCCAGCCAGCGCTGCATTTCCGGATCTTCGTTGAGATCGGGATCGGTTGTGCTGACCTGCTGATAACGCTCGCCGCGTGGGATGATCATGCCGGTATAGGCGGAGGTGAAACGATCCAGGCCGAGCGAGGCGGTATGGTCGAAAATTTCCGTCCCGCGCACGCCGCCGGAAGTCTTTTGCGTGAACCCGCCCTGGCCGAGCGGGTTCACCCTTTCGTCGATTTCGCGCCATGTACTTTCCCAGGGCGACCGCTTGGCCTGTACGGCGGGGAAGCCGTGCAGGATTTCATCAACGATTTCCCCGGTCCGCATAGCCACGGCGCAAGTCTCCTCTGGTTAGACGAATGCCAGCCTGCCAGCGGCGATCTTGATTTGCTGGCCCGGCGTCACGACCATAGGCGCACCCAGCTCGGCACGCGCCAGCACGCTATCGGGACTGCCGACCAGCCAGGCGTGGGTGACATTCACCGTGCCGTTCAGCTTGCCGGTGCGCATCAGGATATCCGCGCCCGTCACCAGGCGCGGCCCGACAACGCGAATATCGGCCTGCGAAAGCGGGATTTCGGGGAAGGGCTTGCGCTCATCGCCAAAGCCGACCAGCAGCAGTTCGGCCTGACCGCCGTCGATCGCCTCGCGCGCCGACGCCAGCCCGCGCTCATTGGCGACCGCGACATCGACGACGCCCGCCTTCGTCGCCTTGGCGGCGCGGGGCTTTTTCTTCGACGCCGCATCGGCGGCGGCCTGGTTGTCCACTTTGGCCTCATGGTCGGCGAAGCCTTCGGTTCGCGCCTTTTCGTCAAGTTCCTGCTTTTCTTCCGCAGCCCTGTTCGCTGCGGCGGCGCGACGGGTAATCTCGGCGTCGATCGCGTCGATCGCCGTCACGCGATTTTCGCCAGCTTCCTCGGCCGCGCGCAATTCCTTCAATTGTTCATCGGTCAGATCGGACAGGGTTGCCACCATCTGCTCGACAGTCTGGACATCACTCATCGGATTTCCTTTCGGGGTTACTGGCCGAGGAGGTCTTTGGCGCTACTCGGACCGGCCTCGGCTCCGCCCGCACCTGTGAGAATGTCGGCCGCGCCGCCGCGCCGTTTTGCAAGAGCATCTTCCTGGCCGATCGCACGGAGCGTGTCGTCGCGCGTTGCCGCCGGGAGCGGGCTGTTGATCTTCGGTTTCTTGAACAGGCCGAGAGCCGAAGCCACGGGGCTGATGAGCGCGCCGACCGCCTTCATGTGCCAATCCCTCTATGCGAATGGGTTATAATCGGAGTTGACGGTTACTCGCTGGACCGTTCGGCCGTCCAAGGCATGGCCGCCGCGCTCGTG